TTAATACTCTCCAGGTGCCTGTACTCCATTATTATCAGTCTTATATAATGCACATTCTAACGGGTGCCCTGCTCTCGGTTCGAAATAATAATCCTTACCACCTATTACTTGCCAACCTGTGACTGCGTATCCATCTGGATTAAAATAATACCAATGATTATTTATAATTCCCCATTTTTCTTTATAGTAAGTGTCTTCCGTATCAGCATACCACCAACCGTTAGTATCATGATTCCACCCTATTTCATATGTCGGCTTCATTTTTGCAGCAACAGCTTCTTTAAACTTCTGCCATTCCTGCGGTGCCTCTACAAACCATTTAGGGCATACTTTCCCAGTTACATCATAATGTCGTATTAGGCCCCCATGGAGAGGATCAAGCACCCATCTGGTACAAAGGTCTGCACACAACTCCACATATGCATTATAAGTCTTTTGGTTAAACACTCCGTCAGCATTTGGGTGACAGGCTTCTATGGATATAGTATAACTGTTTGCACTGTTGGTACACCATGAGATTTCATCTTCCGGGATAAGCTGAATAATTTCACCATCTAAACCAATCAGAAAATGACAACTTGCTTTTGTTGCTATTTCCCCTCTGGCTTCTTTCTGTGGCCCTACAGTTCTTAGACTTTCAAAATAATCTCTGTTATTCTGCGCACTGGTACCAGGGTTTCCTATGTAATGACAGGCTACGGCAATAGTGTTTTTTCTTTTTGTTCCAGGCCTGTTGTAATTACTAATATTTATAAGCTGTTTGTTAATATTCATTATATTTTCCTCCAAATCAAAATAGCCCAGAAATACCCTGGGCATTATAGTTTCTCATTTTTCAACAACTTGTTTGAACGCTTGGTGTAATCCCGTGCTAGCCAATCCGCTAAATGCTCCAGCCAGTAATATTTCGGGGCTTATTCCTCCTGCTATCCATATATTTAATGCCGCACCCAGGATAGCAACCATAGTAGGAATATATTTATTATCTAAATCTTTAATCCATTTTTTTGCTATGTATCCTATTATAAGGCACAATCCTACAATAACAACAACGGTATAATTCTCAAAAAATGATAAATCCAAATTAAGCACCTCTTTCTTCTAAATCCGCTATACGGTGATTTACAACTTTTATTTGTTCCTGAATAACAGCCTGAACTTCTTCCAATTTAAAAGTCCTCTCAATTACCGTATTATGTTTATCAACTTTCTTTTCAAGCTGTTCTAATCGGTAATTTGTAAGCTTTGAAGATGTGACAATCCCTGCAAATGTTCCAACTGCACTCCCAGCCAACCCTATGAATGCTATAATAACCTCTGTAGGCAACACGCTTTTAACCTCACGCTTTCTTTAATTTTTCCTTAACTTCATCGTTCCATCTTGGAGGAACTTCCTCCACATTCATTTTACCAGCTTCAATTCTCATTAAGTAAAATGTAACCATTATTTATCACCCCCCACCAATCCAGCAATTTCTGTGATTGCTCCGTCCTGTGTTTCCTGCCCTGCCTCCACATTATCCAGACGTTTTTCAATATCTGTCTTTTCACGTAGGGAAACGGTGATATGTACACCATCTTCCTTTGCTTCCCAAACTCCCGGCAGTAGCACAAGATCAGTATAGTTCCCTACGGTCAAGCCCTCGCTGTTCTGTACCTGGACGCTTGCAAGGTTTTCTTTTGTCAATTTTGGCAATACTTCCGCCGCCGCTGTCCAGTCCTGAAAGATTGTGGTAAGGCTTGTAAGGCTTGCCGCAGCCTCTAATTCCATTATTGTTCCATCTTTAAGTATTAATTTGTCTTTATTCATGTATAATTCCTTTCTGCCTGTTCAGGCATAAAAAAAGAGCCTTTTCGGCCCTGGTTTATAAGTTTATTTGGTTCAGTAAAATAGCAATCAACTTCTTTATATTCTTCTTTAAATAATAATGAATATTTGTTAAAATATACTAAAACGAATGAAGGGACGTATATTTATATGGAAGCTGATAAGATTATTGATATTGTAAAAAATGTTTCTGATATCTCCGATGAGGTCTATGCGGATGTTGTTCAACCTCCAGCACAAAATGTCGGAAAGTCGCTTGGTACCGTAACCGATTTACTCAATACCTTACTTACGCCTATCGAACTTTTAAACAAAACAATATCTCTTAAAAAAGAGAAATTCCTGGAGGAATACAAAAAAAATTTGAAAGATATTCCCGAAGAAAAAGTAATAACTCCAAATTTTTCGCTTATTGGACCTATGATTGAGCATCTCAAGTATAAAATTACAGAAGACGAATTGCGGAAAAAATATGCAAAGCTTATAAGCGAGGCTTCCAATACTGACGGTTTAACAAAGCCCCTTTTATCATTTGAAAATGTTTTAGATCAATTGAGCCCATACGAAATAGAATTGCTAAGCCTTTTATTTTCAGCTTTACCCGATCAAGTATATCCTATTGCTTCTATTAAAGTATCAAAAGACGTGGGTTATAACCAACCTTATAAAAACATACCAGGAGTATCGTTTAAAAACTTACCTTTTGAAACTGCTTCAGTTTTAATTTCAAACTTTGAAAGATTGGGCATTGTTTATATCGATCCACTTCAATACGTAGAACCAGCTTCTGAACGATATGCATACTTGGAAAATTCCCTTCTTTATCAAAGTTTACAAATACAATGTCTTGCATCACGAGAACAAACTAATCTCCCATACCCGGCTTGTGAAATAGAAAAACATATGTTTTGCCTCACTGAATTCGGTAAATCATTTGTCGCTACAGTAATCGCTTAAGCATTTTTTTATAGTTTCTGGAAAAGCTTCGATTTTCCTTTCTAACACATTTGAAAGAGATTCTGTATCTTCAATATATTCTTTTACCATTTCGGTTGCCCGTAGCTGGCTTTTCTCAAGGTCAGCTACTCTTTTTTCAAGTTCTTTATATTTCTTTCTACTAATCCACATTTTTATTCCTTTCTGCTGTTTCACGGACAGCTCCTGTTCTAAGGTAAATAGCAATTTAAATAATAAAGCCAATAGTACAGATGTATTTACCACCATGTCTCAAAAACTTAACAAAGATGGTACAGAAATTGAATGGTTAGATCAGGTTCGGCGCACCGGCTTATATACAGTGGTAAATAAAATGTATACACCTGATAATACGCAGGATTTTATTTATCAAGCATTCACACCTGTACAGAGTAGTTGGGTTATTTGGCTTACGGCATACCAACTATATAGCGACCACGTATACATGGCTAGGATGTCGTCAACAAACGGAATCACTTATACTGTAGGTACATGTCATCAACTTTTTTAAATGATCATTTATTATAGTTGTTTTATCGCTGTGGTGTGATAAGTATTACTTGTAATTGCCAATGTCCAGCCGTTTAAAACAATACTAAAAGCATTATTAGCAACCAGGGTAGATATAACTCCGGTATTAAACTCGCCGCCCGTGACGACAACATATATAGCCATATTACTTGTATTATTAGCAGCAACAGTGGCGCAGACAATCAGATATGCTGAAAGACCCTTTAATGTATAGTTGTTGGTGCCTGCGTCCCCGGCATACCCGTTAACCAATGTTTTTTGAGCAAGGGCAGTCAGATCGCTTGCATTTGCTTTATTTGCTAAATCACTGGTATTTGCTTTCAATGCTAAATTGCTATTTGTCGTATCAAGCTGATCCTTTAAACTCTTTCCCATAGGCCCTGACAATACAGTTTTAGGATCTGTTGCCAGGAAGTTATTTGCTATGTTGGTATATGGTATCAGTTTTGTCATGACCTTATCTGCTATTGCATCAAGCAAATCTTGACTTGCTACCATTGCTCCCGTCGTTCCAAGCACTCCGCTTGTATCCTCTGCGGATATTTCCGAAAGCGCATCCGCGCCAAACCCTCTAGCATGTATTTGCCAATTCGTTGGATCGTCTGGAGGGGGCGTTGTACTGTTAATTATATTGTTCTTTGCTATGTAAGATGAACCCTCATGATAAACAATATCAAGGATTCCATAATCATTCCCTAAAATCCAATTTCCTACCGGGAACATCAATATTCTTCCTGCTGATGCCATAAAACTCCTTTCCGGCTTATGCCACTGGTTCCCATTCTAAATCGCGTGTTTGATAATTTATTTCTAAAACAATATCTTCTGCCGATGTATATTCTAAATCACGGCTTTCAAAATTTACAAATACATTTGGTATGGTGATTCCAGCATATTGCTGCGCTCTGTCCGCTTCCTCTTTGGCTCTATCTGCTTCCGTTTTAGATTGCATACTGAAATACTTACTATTATTGCTGTTTTCACCTGGACGGATTCCTTTATCACCTATAGCCCAGCTTTCTGCAAGGTCTGCGCTTCCTGCTGCCTGCTGCACTTGCTGCGCACCCTCGTTAAGAGTGGCTTCCGCTTCGGCTATGGCATCGTCTGCTCTTTCTATTGCTGTATTTGCTTCGCTTATAGCTGATTGTGCATCTTCCAGCGTTTGCGTTGCTTCTGCGGCTATTCCGTCTATTCTGGTTACCTGTTCGGCAACTTCTGACAAAGCATTTTCACCGTCTGCGTTTACCTTTTCAGCTAAAGATATCATACTTCCTCTGACTTCTTCACCATATACTGCATCCCTAAACGCTTGAATCTCTGCACTGATATCTGCCATTGTATCACTCCTTTCTAAAACTTTTTGTATGCAAAAAGAGCAGGGCTTTCGCTCTGCTCTCATTTTTATATAATTATTCGTGACTGGTGCATTCAGGCAAATACTGCGTTGCAAGCCATTGGGTAAACTCTGCGCTATCAGCTTTTACAAGGCCGTCTGCTTCTGTTTTAATGCCTGTGTAATATTCGTATCCGGCTTTTAATTCTCCGTATCCATTAAATGCATACAGCACTCCGTCAATCTTAGTTACTCCGACCGGAATGGTTTTATCATCAAATTCAAAAGAACGAATTCCCTCTGCTGATTGGCTCCATTTACCGGAAAAACTTTTACGATTTTGTTTTTTCCAGTTTCCGTTTTCTTTTTCTCTCCAAGTAACCAGAATTCCTAAATTATATTGAAGTTCTATATTATCTACCTTCTGGTTTTCTCCCGTTTTAAATCTCACGCAAGTTTCATCAGAAAGCCAAATCCATTTATAATTCCATGCATTATCTTCGTTCTTTTCTTCATTTTGTGGTGTAGGCCGTTTCATATCATAATTAGCTTCATTATTCATTGCATATGCATTAAATGTAAATAAGGTAGATACCAATACCACAACCGCACTCAATCTTCTTAATAAGTTCATTATATCTTCCCCCTTTTGGTTTATTATACCCAATTATTTACTTTAATGCAACCTCCTTTCTACTATCCGAATACTTTATGATGCAACAATTTTATTTCTTCTGTAAGACTCCAATTATCCCAGAAATCACTATCACCAATTAAATAAATATCATCACATATAAGTGTTCCGGTACTTATTCCCTGATATCCCACTACTGTCGATTTTCCATTTTTTATTATCTTTAACATTGGATCGTCTTCTATCGGACCAGTTGTTACCAGCTCAATCTCACCATTTGCGCTGTAGAATGCTCCATAATTGGCATTAGTTATCCTGAATGCTCCTAAATCTGCATAATTAGAATTAATGCTTACAGGTCCTAGATTAAGTATTCCGGCATTTATAATAACCTCGCCGTCTTCACTTACATAAAAAGTGCCAGACCCGATATTTATTGCACCACCAATGATAGAAGCTCCTATAATCTCACTACCTTCGATTACTCCAAGCATAACATGCAATCCGGTTTTATCCCAGGTTCCTATTACGGTTCCTGTTGCATTCTTTACGGTGATGTTTCCATCTTTCCCTAATCCAGCACCGCCAACCTCTAACATACCTCCCCTGATCCGGTCAGCAAGCATTGACCCGGTTGTAATAAAGTCTGCCACAAGGTTTCCGTCTATGGTCCAGGCGTTCCGGTATGGTCCATTGATTCCCGTTGTGCTAAACCCGATACCGTTTTTATTAATCTGGATTACACTGTGAGCCATATTTTTATCTGGAGAATCCATTATTAATATTCTCCATGGGTGAATCTTATTACCTGTGTTAGAATCGTAAACATCAAGAACCACATAACCGCCTAATCCACCAGTAATGAGGTTTGTCGCATTGTTTACCTTCTGCTCTATCTCTTTGCTGGTACTTTGCTTCACTTTATCAATTTGTACGGTCAAATTACGAATATTGCTTGCTACTGTCCCGGATAATGTCGGGAGCGTTTCCCCAAATGTAACCCGGTCATTTTGTGGTGCTGTCAAATGGCGTACCAACTTTTTAAGGAGATATGTACCGGATAAATTATGAGGTTTCGAAACAAAATCAGTCCAATACCCAAGCTTCAAAGATTCTACGGTTACATCAATATAAGAAAGGTCAAATGCCGTAAGTTCTATTGTTTCAGGAAGCAAGGCTTTTTTCTGTAGATATGCATTCGCCTGCTGCAACAATATTTCCGGGTCCGTTACCCCCTCAAACTTTACATATCCCCAAATACGTCCCCATTTTGCAATAGCGGTTGCATTCTCAATGTAATTCCTTCCACCGTTTACCGTTGTAATATTTACTGTCAGGCTTCCTGTTGTACCATCAGGATTTGTTACGTCTACCGCTTCACCTTCTGGGATCAGACATGTAATTAGTTCTGCTGCATTCACATTCCTTGAAATGTCCATGACATTTTCCCCAAAACGGATTACTTGGCTGTTAATGCCTCCATAGTCTGAAACAAAGTCAAGATAGTTTTCTCCATTCTCAAATCTTGCCCTCAAATATCCTCCGTATTGGTCAAGCTGGTCATGAAGAACGTTAAGTGTATCGGTATATCTGTCAATGGTCCTAGTTGCTGTTATTCCGGCTACATTTACAATACCCTTTTTAAAACGTTTCCTAACCTCAACCATACTATTATGTACTGCTAGAATTTGTGTAATAAAATCATCTACACTTCCAGTCAATTCAAAAGGGGCTAGCATACTGTCAGCAAAATAAGATAATCCCCCAAAGCACTGTACTGTATGAGTGTTGTATATATCTATCTGTGGTGTTACTGTTCTACCAAAGAAAATAACCTTCCCGTCCTGATATATTCGAATTTCAGATGTAAGAGGCTCTATTTTATCAATATTGGGGTGGTTTGGTGCCAAAACAAAATTGAATGATTCAGTTCTTCCCATTGTTTCCGAAAGTTCATCATCATATATCTGCTCATCTTCTGAATGGATATCATGTAACATGTATTCCACTCCGTCCTTAATTACTGTAACTCTGTACATCTTACAACCTCCCTGCCCTATAAATAATGCTTACCATTCCATTCCCTGTAAACATAAGTTGATATTGTTTATTCTGTATCACGATATCATACAGCTTGTTTTCTCCTGCTTTTAGTTGATATGTTTTTCCTTCAAATGCCACTGACATAGAAGCGGAAGCAACAAATATAGGTATAACAGGCATTTCACTACCTGTGACCGTATACTCCCGGCTTCCGCTCACCACAATATTATTGTACTGTCTTATAATACCATTCACAAAGCTAAACAGATCCCATTTCCATGGTTCTATCGTATTTAGTATTTCATATTTATAAGGTTCTGCATCAATCGTTACCGTAAAAGAAGCTATCCGGTTTCCTCTTGTATAATCACTTTCAACTACCGCCCGGCCTATATAGTAATAATCCGGGTTATCATCAAAAATTACTTTTACCTGTTTACCATGAATTTCATTAATAAAATTACTCATAAAAGAGGGCCAAGCATTTTCAAGCTTCTTTCCTCCAAGTTGTAAGGTAATTTCCCGATTCCCGTATATGGTGTATCCGGTTAATGTCTCTGTTATGTCAATGTTTCCATTTCTACCAGGAACTTCAATGTGCTGGGTTTTCGCTTCTGGAGGTGCTACCGGGTTTGTATTTGTCACATAAAGTCCATAATCATAATTCGTATGCTTTCCATTAAGGCTTACTCCATCATTACTCATCATAATATGTACCTACCATTCATATCTGTATAACCTCCTAGTGAGGTATTAAACGCTGGTGTTAAGCTTCCTACTGTTTTCCCAGTATCAAGAATCACTTTCATATCAGAAATTTTTCCAATAAGCTGTTGAAACGCTGATGCATTACCATTTGACATTACATTAAAATTACTACTTGCATTAATCTTTGCAAGTTCCTGTTCGGCTACGGATCGACTGCTTACAGCCCCCTGTACAACTCCGTCAAATGCGCTTGAAACCCTGTCAGACAATCCATTGGCTGCTTTAATAGCTTCCTTTTGATTATCTGTTATTCCCACTGCAATTCCTGCTGATATTTGTTTACCAATCTCGTCACGCATGAGTCTGGAGGGCGAATGAATATCAAAGAAATCCTTAAACGCTCCAGAAATTTTCCCGGCTGCTCCTTTTACTGCATCCACCACTTCCCCTACCGTGTTAGTTATTCCATCAACTAAACCTTTTAGGATATTTTTACCCCAATCTACCGCCTGACCCGGTAAACTTTTAATAAACTCTATTGCATTGTTAAATCCATCTACTATGGCAGTTTTTATATTACCTACAGTGGTTTCAATTCCCGTTTTCATGTTAGTGAAAGCTGTAGTAATATTAAGCACTAAATTATCAACCGTTTCCCTGAAACCTTCGCAGTTATCATATAAAAGCTTAAATGCTCCAGCAAACGGATTAACTAATAAAAGCAAAAGAGCCTGCCAGTTTTCCTTTACAAAATCAATAACATTATTAAGAAACCCTTTAACCTTTTCGATTGCATCTGAGATTCCATCTCTAATGCTATTCCATACATTTCCAATGGCTGCTCGTGCATCTTCATTTGTTGCTATAAAAGTCACGATTGATGTAATAACAATAGCTAGAATTGTAACCAGTGCACCTATTGGATTTGCTGCAACTGCTGCATTTACACCTATTACCGCGGTTTTCATTGTAGTAAGCGCGGTAGTCACTCCTGATATGATGCTTCCAATATTCCATGCAATAAAACCAGCCCCGATCCCTGCTATTATGCTTACAATCTCTGCCCCATGCTCTGACACATAACTGGCAAAGTTTACAAAGGCTTCTGCGGCCTGAGGAATAGCTACAACTGCAATTTCATTTATTTTATCCCCAACAGGTGCCAGGCTTTCCTTTGCTTGCCTCATTGCAGCGTCCATATTCTGCTGAGACGTTGTTGTTGCATTATAAAGGTCATTAGCCTTTCCGGTCACATCTGTGTATGTATTTCCTACACTTGACAAAGACGTTATAAACTTTAAATTTCCATCTTCTGCCATGGTTCCAAAGGCAGTAGCTGCCAGGTTTAAAGCATCTTGCTGTGATGTGGTATTTTGGATATCACTTACGATAGAGTCAATAACTTGCTTCTGTGTTGCTCCCCCCTGCTGCCATGCTGTAAATAGATTCTGTGTGTTTTGGCTATACGATTCAATGGAATCACCCATCGTTCCATCAGCCAACCTTGTAGTAACCTCATTAATTGCATCGTTTACTTTATCAAGGTTATATGCTCCGCCGTCTAATCCATTATTAAGAAGCTGAAAATATTCTTCCGCGCTATATCCGGCCTGTGCAAACTTACCTGAATATTCGGCAAGATTATCCCCTAATTCACTGGTTTTATCAAGTCCGTTTTGCGTTCCTGATACAATGTAATCCATGGCCGTCTGTGCATCAAGCCCAAACTGCTGCATTAAGGAATTTACACCCCTTAACGTTTCGTTCATATCTATTCCATATAAAGAGTCAAGGGTTAGAGCCTGTTCAGTCAGGTTTTTCATGTCCGTTTCGGACAGGTTGTCAAGGTTTTTCTTTACGGTCATAACCGCATCTGCAACCTGATCCATGCTTTCGCCCACACCGCTTGTAAATACGTCCTTGATTACATTCTTGGTTTGTTCTGCCGCGGCTCCGGTTTCTCCAAAATATGCCGTTGCTTTTGTAGTTGCAGTCTCGCTTTCTCTACTGTAATTTGCCAGTTCTTTTCCCAGGTCCATAACCGCATCTTTGATTGTTGATATAACGCCCGTTATAGCCTCTGATGCAAGATTAGCATTTAAAATATCCCCAAAATCTACAGCATTGTTTCCTGCATCGTCTAATGATTCTCCAACGCCATCTACAGCCGTTTCAAATGATCCTAAAGCATTCTCATTATCCTTAACTTGATTTTTCATCTTATTAAGGTCAGTTGTAGCATTATTTACTGCCTGCTGCCATTTAAGGGTTTTTGCGTCATTTTCTCCATAAAGCTGCTGTGACTGTGATAACCCTCGTTTTAGTTCTTCCAGTTTTTGGGATTGCGCATCAATGGATTTATTCAGAACTTCATTTTTTGCAGTAAGGGCCTCAGCACTTTTCTGATTATCACCAAATTCCGATGTAACGGCTTGCATTTCACTGCCAAATGTCTTGATCTGTGCTGTTAATAAATTAATTTGTTGTCTAAATTCGGCTTCCCCATCTATGCCGATCTTAGGGCCAATGTCTACCGCCATTCCATCACCTCAAATCTGGGATATACTTTTCATCCTGTTCTGCTTTTTGTGGTTCAACGATTCCATTAGATATTTGATAGCAAGAAATCAAATCTTGCATTTCCCCCGGTGTTAAGACCAAATACTCCTTGGTAGGAATATTTAGTACACCTCTCCACATGAAAAACCACGTAAAGGGGTCACCCCCTACGTGGTTTCGGCGTTTTTTGTATCTTTTCCTTTAGGTTTCGTCTTAACCTCTGTTTTACTTCCCGACAATACTGTATCAAAAATAATATCTTGTAAACTTGCAATATTAGTAATTTCCAGACCCACCTCTATTTCTTCGGCTGTTAAAGGAATGTACTTTCCGTCTTTTACTGGAGCATCATCTGGAATAGGTAGGTCTGACTCAAAAATATTCTTGTAACTACAACCCTGCCGGATTAAAGCTTCCAATAACCAGATTAAAGCTTCTATAATCTCATTTTCTGGACGACCGCTTAATGAATCAACCATTTTTTCAAGTGATCCGAACTTTTCGGACATTGCTTTCGCTGCCCCTAATCCAAATCGTAAAGGATATTTTTTACCACCAATCTCTATGTAAGATGTTTTCATCTTTACTCGCCTCCTGTTTCTACTACTCCTAATACCGTTTTTAGATACGTTAATGCATCTGCTTCCGTATTAAACCAAGCTTCACGTTTCCATGGGTGATTATAGTTCTCTGAAACTTCTTCGCTTCTTTGAATGGTTCCTTCAATCGTTTTAGTTTGCCATTCAACTGCTTCTCCTTTTGTGGTTGCGGTATCCTCAGGAATGCTCATGTTCACTCTTGTAATAATTACAGCTTTGTATTTATCTACATTGTTTTTCTGATGCATTTCAATGATTCCAAACCCTAATTCAGGGGCTACGGCATCATCATCATATATTGTTTCTACAACCTCGGTAAGACCAACCACAGTTATATTTTTTTCTTTTAATCCCAGGAGATATTTTGAAACTTCCGCCATAAGATCATCCGTGCCTAATGAAAGCGTTCCACTGCTGAACTTTCCAATATCATTTTCACCAACTTTATTATCAATATAAAGAGGATTATTTTCAGTTGATTCTACCGATATTGTATATTCAATCGCGCCTCCACCGATAATTCCATCGGTATAGGTAACTACTTTAGTTGTGGAATTGTAGTTGTACTTTCCGAACACCGGAATGCTTAAACCTTTAATTGCCATTTAAAGACTCCTTTCAAAGAAGATAGGTATTCCTATCTCATAATTTTTTCTGTTTCTTCATCTATTACTTTCTGCATGGCTGTCTGTGCGTTTTTTCTTGTTCGATTAACCGCAGGACGTACAAAGGGTGTTTTATTCATAAATGTGGAGCCGGATTCCGCTATACGTGCTATAAGCTGGTTTGGCTGTCCGTTTGGGTACTTTTTGGTTTTAACATCGTTATACCCATCAAATCCCAGCTTTACATTGTAATACCCGTCATTATCTTTCTGCATCTTTGTAATTCCAAATGATTTTTTTAAACCTTCCTTTTGAGTTTCCGAAAGCCTGGATTTTTTACCTTGCTTAAAAGCAATTAAGTTATACTTATCGTCTACCGTTCCCAGGCTATCAATATTCTGTTTGATTGCATCTGCCACAACCTCCGCACCAGCATAAATTGCTTTTCCGGCTGTTTCCTGACTTCTTTCCCCAAGCTTAGAAAGTCTTAATGCGTATTCTTCAATTCCCTTGACGGTCATTTTTGCCATTATGCCACCTCGAAAACCCATTCATAGTGAATAAACTGTGTTTCATCTTCATACTGCGTGGAACTTAAGTAAAAGGAGATACGAGCGGCCTTTAACGCCGCCTGTATCCCTTCAACATTTGAATCATCTTCACTTTTTGTATAGTAGTCAATGGTACCCTGAATGGATTGTTCTAATTTGTGGTTATCTCCTTCCACGGAACTTCCCTCTCCATCTTCCGCCCATACAATGTATTTATCTGTCTTATCCAAAGCTTCATAATGCCCTACGTTCTCTGTTACTGTAAGTAGTGCACCTCTCACCTGATTAAGTTTTGATAACATACTGTTCACCATGCCTTTCCAGTGACAAAATTGTGATTCTCAAATTATTTTCATCCATGGTTGGCTGCACCATAGAAAGTCGGTATTGTACATCATTTTCCAGTATACAAATATCCGTTGCAAGAATATTGTTCCAATCGGGAATCCTTACAACCGCCTCTATTATACTGTCTGCTTTTTTTGCTTCGTAATATCTTGTTATACCCAAAGTTTGATAACCAAAATAATGCTTTGATTTTTCCACCAGTCCATAAATGGGCTTCTTTCCTGGCTCCGCCATATTTTCAACAGAATAAATTATCAAAATTCCATCATCAAAAGTCATGTTGCCTTTCCTTTCTGACTGAAAAGCATATTGTTAAGCTGCCAGCGTAAATAACGGGGCATTGATGCGTCTGTCCCAGCCCTCTTACGGAATAGATAGGCGGCATATTGTATCACCGCCATATCTGATTCAATATTTCCTTCCGTAAGCGTTATTCCTTCGGTTTCAATCTCACTTGCAGCTAACTTCATAAGGGTTTTTAAAAAATCATCATTTGCACTTGTTAGCATCTGCAAATCCTGCTTAAGCACCAATAATTTAGCCGCTTCGTCCACTTAATTCACCTTACGCTTTCGTAATTGCCACTGTATAAGTTAACGTTCCAAGTCCGTTCTTGCTTGTAATTACAAGGTTATGTGTTCCTGCTACAAAAGTAACACTTGTTCCATTATTTACTTTTTTGCCGTTATATACGATTTCAATTTTCGCTCCGCTCTGGTTTGCTGTGGCATTAATCACTCCACTTGTGCCGGAAGCCGTCACCGTATATGCATATGTACCAGTTGCAAAAACAGGAGAGAGTGTTTCACTTCCAAGAGTTACCCCCTGTAAGCTTGCATCATTAGCAATATCCCCAGCAAACACCGCAGACGTAGCAGGAGCCACACCAAGCCCAATGACAATAAATCCTTCCGGGATAACTGGAAGCCCGTCATATCTTGCAGTTCCTTTAAATGCAACCTGATCTTCTGCAAAACGATATTCGTCACTTCTTGCGAATGAAGATTCTGCTCTTTCAGCCAGTAAATACAAATCTCCATATCCTGCAATAATCACATCATTTGCAATAATATCATCAGACAGAGTAATAATATCTCCCCCTGCTACTGGCATCGTCCCGTCCTGTACTGCAAGAATTGCTCCTGCATTATTAAACGTCATTGCCTCAACCTTTAATTTAGTGTTGGTTGTTTCATTCATTACCCAAAACTTTCCACCAGTTGAATACTTGCTTTTCATGGCTCCGCTTGCCATTACAATTTCTTTGTAAAAATCAAGCCCGTGTTTGGTACCATCAATCGTAATGATATTACTTGAATGCAAATCTACCCATGGCCTTGCATTTGCAGGGTAATCACTTGGTTCTGTAGTCTGAGCAAGCCTTGGCGCAATTCCCAGCGGCATCTTTGTACCGAATCCATAAAGAATTGCCTTATCAAGCGCAATTCCAATCGCAGCACCAAGAGCATTGATAATTTCTTCCGCTAAATTTAAGTCACTATCTTCAAGCGTTGCTACACAAATATAAATAACTCCGCCTACCTTGTATCCATCAACTTCTGCCTGTGTGAAACCAAAATCAATTTCATTCAGTTTTGCACACATTTCTGTCCATACCGCTTCCGGTATTGTACCCATAATGGTCTGTCTTGCTTTTCCTGATACCGGACGCAGTCTCACTCTGCTAACAAGCTTAGAATAAACAACAATATTTTCCTTAATCAAATCTAATACTGCCGTTGGAATTGTCAAATCAGCTCCGGTAACCCCTCGCTTTTGGCCCCCTGCTGCCGCTGTACCGATTTCTCTGGTTCTTTGCAAGAAGCTTTTTACTTCCTCATTTCCAAGAAAAGCGTCTCTTTCCTGAATGTTCATATTGAAAAATTTAGTCCTTGTTTTCATCGTCTCAACCTTACCTTCCTTTCTTTCTTCTGGGCCTGCTGCTGGTGCTGATGCTGGCTTCTTTTCTTCCTCTGCTTTGATTTCTTCTTCAATTTCACTAATTACTGTTTCCAGGTTCTTTTTTTCCTGGTCATGTTCATCTTTTTCTTTCTGAAAATCCTCTGCCTGCTGTTCTACCGCCTGCCTATCTTCTTCGGTGGTTTCCTCGGTCATTTCATTTACTGCGGCTTCAATTTCAGTTTCCCTCGTTGTAAAATCTACATCTTTTTTTCTCAACTCTTCAAGAGTCTTTTTCTTTGCGTCAAGTTTGCTTCTTAAAAGCAGTGTTCGTAAAGCCATTATTGTTCTCCTTTCAACCTTTTAAGTGTTCTTTGCTTCCAGGCATCAAGACTACGCTTTTTTATGGTTTCAGCCTGTTTTTTTCTTGCAGAAACGGATGTATCTGAATATGCCGGGAACGTTACAACCGAAACTTCATATAATTTGACCTTTTTAATGGTCCAGTGTATAGAACTTCCATTATCTTCAAATTCTTCTTCAACAATATCAAAACCAAAAGAGCATTGGTCCACATCACCACGATTTACTCTTTCATATAGATTCATAGCATCAGAATCATTGGGATTTATTTTAACTTCTCCCCAAAGTCCCCGACTGTCTGTCTTAAGAGTTAACGTTCCAGCCTTTGTTCGCCCCAGCACTAATCTGGTATCATGATCCACAAGGCATCTAATATCATCTGCAAGTGCACCGTCAAATGCTTCCGGTGCCACGCTTTCCGTTGCTCCAGGCCATATCTCATAATTTGTATTAAAGACAGAAAAATAACCGCTGATATATTTATCCCCGGTTACTTCATCTGCCCTTGTTTTAAATTGTAGAGGTACGCTTCGTACCTGTCTTGTTTCCCTATCCGTTGTCTTCACCTCCTTGATTTAATTTCTTTTGATCTCCAATCATGCCAGCAGGAATATAGTTTTCCAAAATAACAAGCTTATCAAGCCCTTCTTTTGGTGACATTCCTATCCAGTCCCTTACTTCGTTTCCTTCCATGATTCCCCTTGTGTACATATTAGCTCCAACTTCTGATAGCGTTTTAATATCATAGTTATATAAACTTCTAACGTTAAATCTAAAATAACGATTAGGACTAATCAGAAGCTTTTTTGTAAATTCCAATTCTAATACATTACACAATGGCCTGATCCTGGTATTGATAAAATTATTCCATTCCCCTTCTTTGTACTCTCCGGCCCCCACTATAAAAGGTGGTACATCAAGAATTGCAGCTATTGTCTTTTTATCAATCGTTACTGCATCCGATATAGCAAGGTCTTGCAAAGAAAGAGGCTTTATTTCTTTTATATCAAATTGTTCTGCCGGAATGAGCCACGGATCACCCACCCTTCCTGTTTCGATATAGCTTTCAAGAAGTTTATCCCGGCCTTCTTTAGATGCGAATTCATCTGTTAATCCATCAACTTTTACAATGACAGACGGCTTCCACTTGCTTTCCATAAATCCTTTTTTTGTGGCGGCTGCCTGCTTTAAGTTTCCTGCAACTTCCTTTAACGTAGTTCGGTATCCGGTTCCTTTCCACGGATAATCTTCATCAGGATTTATCACAAAATGAAGCAAATCATCAGGATTGTATACTACTCCATTAATTGACACTTGATAATCATAAGCATTGTATAAGACAAATGTTACTTGCCCTGGTGGTATCGGCCTCATATTGTTAAGATAACCGTCTCTGGTTTCTGGTAATACTATGCTATTCCCATCACCTTTCAAAAGTAGGTTTCTTACGATTGCAGAGATAAAAGTTTTCCTTGTCATTCTGGAGTTTGGTTCTATATCCATCATTCTGGATAGGCCGTCCTTTATTCTAATATCCCCTTTTTCTGTGTTTTCCATCTGATGAATTGTCATAGAGGAAATAAGGTCACAAATTTTGTTTACAGCCGCCATAATCTCTGGATTATCAGATAATTTTGTATATCCAGTGCAACATAAGCTTTCGTATGCATCCGTGGAACACAGCCAAGACATTGTTGTTTTGGGGTCTGCCCTCACCTGTTTTATTTTTCTATTCCTTTTAGCCAAACCATTCACCTGCTTTCTGCGACTTTTCTATATCAATTAACATTTGCTTACATGCAATTACATCCGCATCAAATAAATCAATTCTGTGTGTTGGCTGCACCTTTTCAAATCTCACAAAATCGTCACTATCTTCAATGGCTTTTACATTTTCGATGCAATATTCATAAGCTTTGTTATGACAATAATAAAATTTTTGCTCCAGGTATTTATTTTCAATTTCCCGGAAAGCTTCTGTCTTTTCAACATATCTCTGTGACTGATCTCTTACTTTAAATCCAGCCTTTTTCATCTTAAGGACAAATTCCCGGCTGTATCTACGGTCATATCCCACCCATTTAATCTTGAATCCCATTTTTTTCATTTCAATAAACCATTTAACAGGCTCCTCATACTCAATGACGGTAGAATTACACATGGTAAGCCATTCCTGTTCCTCCCACCAGAAGAACGGTATGTTATCTTCTTCCCCCTTCACATGGGCCGTTGTAATTGGTATGAATGCGTGAGTTATTGCAATATCAACGTCCTTATATCTACCATGTAAAGCAGTCCCCGTTAGGTCATGCATTTTAGATAAATCGGCACCTCCATACCAAGAGATAGGAAGCTTAGCAAGTTCTTTTAATGACCAGTTAAATTTTTCGTCAGATGCTCTTACAACTGCCATATCGAAATATGTATCCATGGCACTGGTAAATACATTTAAAGACTTTGCAAAAAAATCTTTTCTTTGCTGCGGATCATTCTGGGCCTGCATTGCATCATTTAATAATTCTTCTGCTTGCACAGATTCCCCATAGGCAGGATTTGCCATTTCATGCGTCACTGGATTGGTGTAATCTATATATTCTGTTCCATCTTCTTTTTTAGATGGATCAGCTTCACAGATAAATATAAAATACTGTTCGTCAGAGATTTCTTTGTCTAGTACGCGCTTACAATACTTTACCTTTTGAGCCAAAAAGCTATTAGGATCATCACCAGCGGTTGATATTCCTATCATCAATTTATTACGATATGCTTTCATAGCCTCTTTAAACAAATTGTATTGCTTTGGCTTTTTGAATGCATGGATTTCATCTGCAATCGCAATATTGCAGTTAAAAGAATCCTGTGCATCCGGGTTAGCGGCAAGGGCGTTTAGTTCCGTCATTCCTCCGCCAATTTCAGCTTTTATGGAATGTTCATTATTATTATTAATGATATGGAAGTGTCCTCCATCTTCATCCCACTCCCCCATATTCTTTATATTAAATGAAACAAAATCAAAGGTTTCTAAGGTTTGTTTTAATGCGGCGGCTACAACATAAATCTTTGCACCTGAAAGCCTATATAAAAGCCCAAGCGCATAAGATAACGCCCCGGCAAATGATGTTTTAACATTTTTCCTTGGAATAAAAATAAGGCACTCATGGAATCGGTTGATTCCAGTACCTTTTATTTTAAAGCTAAGTAAGTTATATATAATGAACTTATGAAACGGCATTAAAAGGAACGGCTTTCCTCTCAGCGGTACTCCATGTTTATCCTCACCTTGATAGTGGCAGAATGTACTTTCAATAATATTAATAACAAATTCTGCATCTTTGGGCTTAAAATCATATTCTCCACTTTCATAATCATTTAAAAAACGCTGGCACGCTTTGACACGATATTTATTTGCAATCTTTTTTCCGGTTACTATATCATTAGCGTATCCAAACGCTACTTCCCAATTCTTAAAATCAGGCATTAGACATTAACACCTCATCTAATTTACTTTTTTTAGCCTGATCCAGTCCTTTTGTTTTGATTGCTTTCAATCCTTTTGGTGTTAACCCGAAAAGATTTTCTAATTCTATCAATTCTTTGCGCAGCGTTTCCATGGATAAGTACAAAGCCGTTTTCCTTTGATTCGTGGCCCCTGACTTATTTGTGTATTCCTCGGTAATTACACAGCCGTTCTCATACCATTGGTCATTCAAAATTCCATACTGTATTGATAGTTCCGCATACCTACGAATGGGGGCATCAAATTCCACTTTGTATGTGCCAAGTTCCTGCATATTTGCTACGGTTTTATTATACAATTTAGTTGTGTTGCTTTTCCTCGTTGTGGCACTTTGCATCACTCGTTACCCCCTTTCATAAAAATTGCTTAGAGTTGGAAGAAGCTACCCTCGCCATTAGAGAATTTTCAAAATTAATTTTTAAAAGGAGGGGGGGATCATTTTTTTCGTTTCCTCCAATCCACTCCTGGAACAGTTCTATCCATAAGTTCCTGCCCCATCTTTGTTAGTTCTCCGGTGGTACGATTCTCTAATTTGTTATGAGTTGCCATGCTTACACTAATCAAATTCCAGTCGCACCATGCATATTCCGGGTATTCTTCTGCCGGATAAATATGGTGTACAATTTTAGCTTCCATTGTCCTCCCATACATTGCTGCAACTCTGTCTTTATATCCATCAAGCTTTAATACATGCAGTCTTTTAACTTTCCACTTTGTTCCTGAATAATCAAACATTCTTCACCTCAATTTATCCCAAATAAAAACGCCCATCACTTGACGGGCGTTTTCTCGGAGAGAACACGATTTCTTTTTACACTTACAGGGGAGGAAGTGTGTAGCAAATGGGATTATTTACCTTTTGCACACTATCATAATACCATAGGTGCAGTATACACTTCTATTCACTCTTTAAATCTTTTGCATATAGAGATATGTTCTAATCCTCTGCGGTGAAGAGTATGTACCCATGTCCATTCGTAACCTGATTCAATGCACACTATTTCCCATTTTAATCCCCTAATATATTTTAGATACAGAATTCTTTTTTCATCTTCATTTTCTATATCCTCAATATTCCGGTAAATACATGTATAGCATTTTACCCTTTCATATCTGGCTTTTATTAACATCTGCTCTTTTTCTTCCAGTGCTACTATGTAATTAGACATATCAGTTATGCTGTTTGATCTAGGCATTCCATTACCAGCACCAGCAGAAGCAGACATTTTTTCCTCTCTTAATGCTTCGATTTCTAGTTCTATATCTTTCACAGCCATAACTTTCTTTTGGTATTGCTTAAGATAATTTTTCTTTGCCTCATTGTCTAACGTCATTCTATCCCTCCTGCTGCCCTGCCTGCCATTCGGCAGGCTATTCTAGCATCTGTTCAATTTCATGTTGTAAATCATTTAAGGCTTTCCACTTATTCTGTGCGGTTGCTCTGGCTTTATCGTCATGGCTTTTAGCTACAATATCACTATAGCCTTGTTTTGCATTATCAAATAAATAAATTATCTTGTTTGTAACGATCTCAAACTTTTCAAGTTCGGCAGCTTTTATTCTGTAATATTCATAATCTTTTTGCTTTTTCGCAGCCATCACAATTCATTCCTCACTTTCCCATTGATTTATGTATTCTAAGCATTGGTACATATTTCGCTATCCTGCGCTTTGGATCAGGACACAGGACTGTATATAAATATGCTGGCTCTTTTGCACTGCAAGTTTTAACTGGCTGTGATTTTATATCCATGGCAATTTCAGTCTGTAACGCCTTTTCTCTCCTTGCCATTTCCTCTCTGCGTTCCTTAGATGATTTTCTCATAAACTCCTTTCTGGTCCTGCTGCCACCTCCGGCTTATTCCGGGTAATATTCGTTTTACCCCATTAAATTGGGTACAAAAAAACCAACTACCGAATATTGATAGTTGGCAAAAATCTATTTTAATTTTATGTGTTTCACTCTTTTTTTATTGTTTATTCTATAACGCATGAAAAGCTTTATCTTTTGACTTGAGTTAATCTTATCTACGTTATCTAACCATACTTTTCCTGACATCTCTTTCACCCTGAATTCTCTTGGCTCCATATTGAAAAACTCATCAGCTATAAGCATTGGAAATCTCCCTTTTTTCCCGTTATTGTAAATTTCAACAGTAAAATCGCTTAAAGAACACCTAATATTTTTTTCATTATAAACACTCATATCAAAATCATAATGAACAACATCTGGAAAGTTATAGTCTTTGCAATCATCAAAAATATGGTAAGTTCTATCATTCCAGTCAAGGAAATGAGTTTTAAAATTGCTAATATTTATTTTTACATCTCCAGTATTGGTTTGAATTATACTTAGGAAAAATCCCAAAATTGTTCCCACGAGAGTTCCCACGACACCAATAACCGCACATAAGATTTCAGTCTTCATTCTTTTATTTCTCCGTTTCATTTGCATCATAGGAAAATTATACCATCCCAACTATCAATATTCAATTATCAAGGAACAATAAATCTTTCAAATTTCAGCTCGCCGGATCAGCATTCCGGTTTCTGTAATGGTATGTAAAAGGTCTGATCTGCGCTTTCTGCTCCCCATACCACCCATATTACATCCATGAGTGGAGAACCCTTTCCCCTGGTCTTAAAGAGAAAGTCCGGCCTCCATGTCAGTGGAAGCACGTATTGTGGTTTGTAATGGTTAAACAGTTCATACCGCTTCTTGGCGTGCCAATATTGCGATTTCAGGAGTAACGCAAATGGTTTATTATGCTGAATGCTCCTTTCTATGAATGCCTGAGACTCACTAAATGGAGGATTCGTTATAATCCAGTCACAATCAAGTAATGGAGTTGTAAGGTAATCATACCCGGTATTTATATCTGTCCCTACTGCCACATAGTCGTTGTTTCTCATGGCTGTTAGCATGTGGCCCTCTCCGCAGGCTGGCTCCCATATAATTGATTCATGATCTATTTTCAGGAAATCCAGCAACACCTGTGTTACCTCTGGTGGTGTAGGGTAAAAATCACTTTCATTCCGCTTATAAGCGGTGTTGCCGCCTGTTATGCTACAAGCTGTTTTCTTATCCATTGTTATTCCCTTCTCCCGGCTCTACGGGAAATCTCAGTTTAACGTTTCTATTACCTCAAAGTTTTTTGTTGGTTTTTCATCATCAAAAAGAATAACGTAGCTGTTCTTTCTCTTTGCCTTTGCAATGCGAACATTCTTCTTCCCATCTTTTACAAACTGCTCCGCATTCGTTTTCGCCAAGCTATAAAATCTCATGGTATCACTCCTTCTGAAAATCTTAGCTTAGTGCTTATAATCAAACCACTCATTAGTGCCAGGAAACTTAACTCTTATCTTAGTAGGAATACCATTTTCAATCGTTCCAATAGACTTGTATTCCCCAATGATAGTTGCTTTTTCTAATAGCTTATGGTTATTCTCACACTCTTTTGCCTTGTCTTTATTCGCATAATCTGTGTGACAAATATCGCAAGCATATAATTTCTTTTCTGTCATATTTAACCTCCATTAAATACTAATTTTCTGGCCAGAGCCAAAGCTCCGGCCAATCTCAGTTCTGCGGTCCGAACAGTTCTATGCTTTTCTGGTGCAAAAACTCAATATCTTCTAATCCAAGGCAAGTGATTTCCGTTTGCCAATGACCATATGCAGCGGAATAAGCAGTATCTCCCATCGGCTCCAATGTCGGCTCATCAGTCCTATGGAACATCATTAAACTGATATCAACTACCTTTGTCTCCTTATCAAAAAGCATACTCAACGTTGTTCCACCGTCCTCATGCTTGTAGCAAACGAGTCTGTTTGTTTCGCTGTATTTATCTTTCTCTGTCATAACTGCTTTCTCCTTCCGAAAATACTAATTTAACATCTTTGTACAAACCAACATATATTGAATATGTGATAATTTATATTTATTATAAATTTTGTACCAATAATTGAGGTTTGAGGTGATTATTATGTATAATAATAGAGATAGAGATTGTGATTTTAACCGTTGTTGTAATCACAATTGCTGCTGCGGACCACAAGGACCTAGAGGTTGTCCTGGACCTACTGGACCTACTGGGGCCACTGGTCGTACTGGACCTGCTGGACCTGCTGGACCTGCTGGAGCTACCGGGGCCACTGGTGCTACCGGAGCCACTGGAGCCACTGGAGCTACCGGAGCCACTGGAGCTACTGGAGCCACTGGAGCCACTGGTGCTACTGGACCTACCGGGGCCACTGGTGCTACCGGAGCCACTGGAGCCACTGGAGCTACTGGAGCCACTGGAGCTACTGGTGCTACTGGACCTACTGGAGCTACTGGAGCCACTGGAGCTACTGGAGCCACTGGAGCTACCGGCGCTACTGGACCTACCGGAGCCACTGGTGCTACCGGAGCCACTGGTGCTACCGGAGCCACTGGTGCTACTGGACCTACCGGGGCTACTGGAGCTACTGGTGCCACTGGAGCTACTGGAGCTACCGGCGCTACTGGACCTACCGGGGCCACTGGAGCTACTGGTGCCGCTGGTGCTACTGGACCTACCGGGGCCACTGGGGCTACTGGTGCTACTGGACCTACCGGTGATACCGGACCTGCTGGACCTGCTGGACCAACGGGTGCTACTGGATCGACCGGTGATACCGGACCTGCTGGACCAACGGGGGCTATTGGTGCTACTGGACCGACCGGTGATACCGGACCTGCTGGACCAACTGGTGATACTGGACCAACTGGCGCTACTGGACCTACTGGCCCGGCCGGTGATACTGGACCTACTGGGCCGACCGGTGATACTGGACCTACTGGGCCGACCGGTGATACTGGACCAACTGGGGCTACTGGACCTACTGGGCCGACCGGTGATACTGGACCTATAGGACCGACCGGTGATACTGGACCTATTGGGCCAACCGGTGATACCGGACCAACTGGACCAACGGGTGCTACTGGACCTATAGGACCAACCGGTGATACTGGACCAACTGGACTAACGGGTGCTACTGGACCTATAGGACCGACCGGTGATACTGGACCAACTGGACCAACGGGGGCTACTGGACCTATAGGACCGACCGGTGATACTGGACCAACTGGACCAACGGGGGCTACTGGACCTACTGGGCCAACCGGTGATACTGGACCTATTGGGCCAACCGGTGATACCGGACCAACGGGGGCTACTGGTTCTACTGGACCAACAGGGTCCACCGGACCTATAGGACCAGGAGCAACAACTGTGTATTTAGCAACTGATCAATCTGTAGGCGATGGTGGCTGGGTTGGATTAGGTACCTCATCATCAGGCCCCTTGTTTGTTACTAGTACAATAACACTTCCTGTAGATGTTACTATTGTAGGTTTGGTATTAAATATCAGGGATAATACAATACCAGCAGATTCATCTGTCACAGCAACCATATTTACTAGTCCTTGCGGTTTTACAGCCCCCACCACAACTGGTGTCACAGCAACCGTTCTCGGACCCAATACTGCTGAAAATCCTAACTGTCTTGCCACTGGCGCCGGTAGTGTTCCAGTAACGCAAGGCTCCCTCCTATCAGTTCAAGTTACTACCGGCGCGGGCGTTGGTGCTCTTAGTAGAGGCGTGGCTGTTACAGTTTTCTTGACAATAGATTGATTTTTTATAATAGTGCTATTCATAATGATGGATAGCACTATTTAAATGTAATATAGTTCTGCCTCAGCTCTCAATAGCCCTCTGTATTTTAACAAAATATCAATTTTCATTTTTTGAAAGGAGCCGACACGTGTCTTCTGGCCAGAAGCTCCGCCTCCTTTCTTATTCAGTTAAAATCGGGTTTACCTAATTACCACCCGATGATACAGTAACCTTCCATAAGCCCATATTCTGGTACATTTCTCAACACATAGGTAATTCTTTTAAGAATTATTCTCCCTGTATATGCAGTTCCGTCATACTCTTCAAGGTATAATCCATTTCCCGGTTCGGCACCATCTTCATCTTTTCGAATTTCAAAATTCTTGGTGCCATTAAGCACATCATTAAAATACTTAGGAAGAATCTTCTTGCGGATAGTTATTGATTTTGCTCTTTCCTGTTGTTCTAACTTATTTATATAAAGTTCGCAAAGTTGCTCACGGCTAGCTAACCACCCGGCTATTTCTTCCAGGAAATCAAACTGTTCATCTTCTGCAAGTGTTGTAATTGAAACACCTTCATCTTTTGGATAATCCTTATGAGAAAAAAGCACTGTGCCGTCTTCGTCAACAAACGTAAATCTTCCCATGCCTATCTCCTTCCTGCTGCCCTGGCAGCTATTAACTGACCTGTTTCATGAATATCATCCAATGTGTTTTTGACCTCTTATCACCAAACAGCGGCTTGTAATCTATGTTTTTCAATATCTCACTGGTTTTTATTTGCTCCTCATTCCATTTGAATGCCAGCGTTCCGAACGGTTCCAGTACTCTCATGCATTCACTGAAACCTTGTTTTATGTACTCTGGCCAATCTGCCGGAAGGATTCCATATTTCTGACTGAGCCATGATGTTTCTCCGGCGTGGATCAGGTGTGGAGGATCAAACACCACCATCTTGAAAGTGTTATCCTCAAACGGCATATTACGGAAATCAATCTTTTCATCTGGCTTTACAATTAATGCCCTTCCATCACATAAAGTTGTATCAATTTCCCTGTTATCGGCGAATAGTACGTTTGGATTTTCTTTATCAAACCAGAACATTCTACTGCCGCAACAGGCATCTAAAATATATTTCAAATTGTTTGCTCCTTCCTCCGGTAAACTTGCATTTAATTTAATAGCTTAAGTTCATCTTTTTTCTCATCTCTCTTTTCAGTGAAATATTTTGTAATTATATCTAGTAATTCCTTGTCAACCGGAATATCGGAACCGTAGATATTATCGTTTTCGAACAAGATAATGCGTGCTTCCGCGTTGTCTGATTCCCTCTTTTTACCATTAATGAAACGCAGATTAAATTTCTTTTTCTTCTTTTCGTCTGCCGCACATAGCATTTTATATTTGATATTTCCTATTGCATTATCAAAAAACTCTATATCTTTCTGAATTTCTTTAGCTTTTTCAAGTGTTTCATCTGTCACTTTTTTACCTCCTGTTTTAGTTAAATGGCAGCCCCTCATCTTCTACGCCGTCTGGTATATTCATGAACCCATCACCTACGCTTGACGGTGTTGGCCTGCTCTGCTGCTGACTCTCTCCAGTTCCCTTGCTATCTGCAAATTCCTGGTCTTCCACAACAATATCCGTGGTATAGACCTTTACGCCGTCTTTATTCGTATAACTTCCAGTCTGGATTCTGCCGGATACAAGCACCCTCATACCCTGTTTGAAATATTTTTCTGCAAATTCCCCGGCTTTGTCAAAAGCTATGCAACTTATGAAGTCGGCTGTCTGCTCGCTGTCCTGATTCCTGCGTCCTCTACGATCTACCGCAAGGGAGTATCTTGCAATTGCGATAGCATGTTCACCCTGGGAATATCTCACATCAGGGTCACGGGTTAATCGGCCCATTAATATTACTTTGTTCATTCTGCTTTTCTCCTTCCTGCTGCACCCCTAAAGCGTTTATTGCCATTTCTAAGGCCATTTTTTCATTTATTGCCGTTCCCGGTCTTGTTATAGATAAATCAAACCTCATTTTTGCAAGTGTCTGCTGCGCTAACCACTTTGTCATGCTTTAATCTCCTTTCCGCTACTCCGTTAAACCTCTGCTTTAAATCTAAGCCCCAACGCTCATGTATCTGTTATGTACCTGTCTTAAATGATCCTTATTTCCGGCTGCGTAAAATCCAAGTGTTGTGGACGGGTCTTTATGTCCCAGCATTTGTTGTATATCCTCAATAGCGCAATCCTTAAGCCGTAGAGTTGTAGCCATCGTTTTGCGGAAAAGGTGCGGATATACCCTACGCTTTAATCCTGCTTTTTCCCCGATCTGCTTAATAATTAACCTTAATCCGTCCTCTTGCACTGCTTTATATGGTGCCCTAACTCTTGCAAATAGGGCCTCACTGTTATCTGTCCTGGAATCCAAATACTTTCCAATGTGCACCCTGGCAACATCATTTAAGAATACAGTCCGGTAATCAGATGTTTTATTAGCATATATGAGTATTTCACCAGTATTCCAGTCAATATCCTGCTTTCTGATCTGGGGTACCTCTCCAATTCTGACCCCTGTACTAAGTAAGAACTCCATCAAGGCCCTTTCCCTTGGTTGCTTACAAGCAACCCTTAATCTCTCAACCTCCACACCCTTAAGATAATCAATAGGTGGCTTACGCTCTTTCTTGACCGGGACGGCCTCAACCGGATTTACATTGATGATCCCATGTTTCCTAAACCATGTAAAAACGGCTGAGAGAAAACGCCTCTCATTATTTACTGTTCTGGTGTTGTTGCCTTTTCCTGCATACAAATCTAAGTAGTACTTAATATCCACAGAATTTATATGGCGTATGTTTTTATCAGTTACGCAAAGCATGTTACGCATTGCTCCCAGATAAATATTTATTGTCTTATCACTTAACCCGTCTTTTCTTACATTCATTTCATAGGCTTGGAGTAAAAACAGGTTATCGTCCATTTCCGTGGAAAGTTCGGTTTCTTTCTTTTGTACCTCCACATAGTACAGAGCCTTTATAATTACCGTTTCCAGTATCCTCAATGTTTCGGTATTTATATGCGAAACCATTTGCATTAAAATTTCATTGATAATTTTCTCCTTCATATTACTTCCCCCTCTTTTGTAAGAAACGATTGTCAATATTATCAAATCAATTTTTACGGATAGGCTAATTACTGCACTATCTCAATAGCATGCCCCCTTTTCTTCCGTCCTGCTGCCGCTTCCGGTTTATCCCCTGTTATTGCAGTTCATCAATATATCTTGCAATACGAGTAACTCATTCTGTGTGATCTTACTTGCTAGGATTATAAGCTGTTGCAAGGTATAAACTGCCTCCGGTTCAATCTCTTCTGTTTCCTGAACATTTGTTCTGTCCGAATCGGACATATCCGGTGGGTTCATGCCCAACACAATCCCGGCACTCTGATCTGCATTTTCTGCCGAACGCTCCGCCTGTAAGCTGGCTTGTGCTGCTCCCACCTGAGACTCCTTTGCTTGCTTTGCGGCCTTTTCTGCCTGTTTTGCTGCCTCTTCCGCTTTTTTAGTCTGCTTTTCTAACTCTTTCCGCTCTTTGACCATTTCGGCAATTTCTTTTGCTTCTATGCCGCCTGGTCCTGCTGCCCGTTCTGCAACAATCTTCTGTTCCTCGACCGGAAGTCTGGAGGTTTCATATGCTGCTGTCACTCCCAATTTTCCAGCCTTAAACTGTTCTTTTGCTTCTTCGGATAGACCGTTGTTTATACCTTCATATCTTCCCATCTGTCCAGATGTTTCCCCTAGATATTTTCCAATGATATCCCGTATGGTCCCTTTAATTTCAACTTCCCCGGAATCTCTTATTTTTTCTAAAGCAATTTTCATTCTTCCTGCTAATTCAGTCTTTTCATACGGGGTTAAATCCTGCGTCAACCCATTCCCTTGAAGAAGAGACAGTTCATAAACATTTTCTGTCATGTCCTTGTAAAGATACCGGACCTTTTTATATTTGTCATAGCCTCTTTCAACAAGCATGATATTAGCCCGGTTTCTTCGGTGACCGTCCACGATCCTATATTCTCCATTTACTCGGCCTAATATTGTAGGGGCCTGCTGCCCTGAAAGCAGAAACGCATCTGCTAATGATTCAATATTTTGGCAATCGTGATGCGTGTTCTCATTAGCTTCCTTCACCTCATAAGGGCTTAACCATATTTCCGTAAAATCCTTTGTGCTTATTCCGGTTTTACTCCTTGTTTCACTGTTCAACATATCAAAAATAGAAAACTCTCCAGATATTCCCAATTACACCACCTCTGCTTTCGTTTTGTTTATGTACTCCTGTATAAACTGCCTGTAACTCCTGGCAGTTCCGCTCCGTGGGCTGTACTCTTGTATAGGTTGCTCGAATATAGTACTTTCGGCTGCTTTATCACTGTACCGGATAAAGGTATCAAATAGTTTTACATCATGCTTCTGTAGCCATTCAATTCCCGATGCATTAGTGACATTGTTTTTATACATCGTTATTAACGCCCCCATAAACCGGATATCTGGATTCATGGTTTGTATCTGTGATATTTGCCCGGTCATTATATCCATACCCTCTAAAGCACATTGATCTATCTTGATAGGCACAATCACGTCATTGGTAACAGCAAGAGCATTTATTACATTTAGTCCAATATCCGGGGGATTATCAATTATCACATAATCATATGGTCTGCCTGCTCGGTTTTCCGAGCACTTGATGCTTTCATACTTTTTACACTGCTCTGCTGATCCGTCCTGCTGCAACTGCATCGTTGCGGTAAGGAGATTCATGTTTGCACTAACGATATCAAGATTATGATATTCTGTTTCCTGCCTTACCCCTTCGGCACTATTGCGGCCCATTAACAGTTGAGCCGTAGGGCACATGCCGTTCCTGTCATAGACTCCGAAAAGCTTAGACAAATTTCCTTGCTTATCATTATCAAGCAGGAGTACAGCCGCCCCATGTTGCTGGCTTAATAAATATCCCATTTGAGCGGCGGTAAAACTTTTACCCACTCCGCCTTTAAGGTTGATAATACTTATCACTCTCATAGCCCCAGCCCCTTTCTAGTCGGTCTAAATAAATCCGGCTCTCTTTCTTTCATTACACTACCATTTTCCCAGCCCATAATTTGACCAGAAGACAGGCGCACGTAATCCTCTATCACCTTTACTGCATAATCATATCCATAGCATACACACGCAAAATGTCCGGCATCTGCCATAGCTTTTAACCATTCTTTTTGTACTGTCTCCAAACGTCCTTTATCATATTTCATTTCAATGTATAACCCCACGTATGAACCTTTTGGGATTGGTAAGTGCAAATCCGGTACTCCAGCTTTTACTCCTTGCGCTTTCAACCTTGATGCTTCGCCCTTCTGTCTGCTGCCGCCATTTGGACAATGATGTATCCATTTTAATTCCGGGTACATTCTTTCATGATGTAGGCACCATGAGACTACATCCTCCTGCTCCGTTGCTTCGCTTCTTAAGCGGTATCCTCTACTCATTCCTGCTCCTTTCCCCTATATGTAAGGCCCATATTATTAAATAAAAGTTCTACGAAAGATATTGTCCTTATGATTGGCACTTTCCTTCTCTGCTTTCTGGCACTCTCTATCTGAATTAAATGACGGAAAACCTTTACTACAACCACCTTTTCAAGCGTCGGTCTGTATGTAAATTTATCCCCAACTTTTATAGTCCGTTTTAATCTTTCCACATCTTTCATTCTAAGCATTGGCTTTACCCAAGCGTTGTTCATTCTTTCTTCTCCTTTCTCTTTGTTCCAACCTTATTTCACGGTCATAGTCTGTTTCATAGAAATAATCCTGACCTTGCTTATAAAAATAATATCTTCTTGAACCTTTGTAGAAATTGCCTATGTAAATCCCTGGCGGCCTACCACTGCACGACCACGCCTTTCCCCAGGCTTCTTCGAGTTCTTTTGACGCTCCTTTCTGCTCTTGCATTTCTTTTTCTCCTTATCCACTTTCAAATCCTTTTTACTCTGCTTCTTCCACATTTTCATGTAAATATGCCACCCGGTATTCTCGTGAAATTCCGGTATAATGGAAACAATGTCATAATCTGGAAACCGTGTTGTAAAAAAATCTCTCCCACAATCGGGAGTTTTAGCTATTCTTTCAATTTGTTTCCTGGTATATTTATAGTCTGCGTTAGGCTGCTGGATTGGGCGGTCAAGGTTTCGGGAAGAAGACCAGCGTTTCTTTCCTTGTGGGTCCTTCGTTAGATAATTGCAAAGGGCTTCTATTCCATTCTCGTTTACCTGAATACGATCTGCATTAACCCACCCTATCTGCTTAATACTTTCACGGTATCCCGGTTCTTCATAAACCTTTCGCCAAGTGATACGGGTATCTGTCCACATCAATTCCAAATCATCACGATCCATTCCGCCATTCATGATAATGTGATGATGGATTCTTTTGATGGCTTCCCCATCTTTACCGCAGTTGTACTCCGTGACCAATATGTACTTTAACTGGTCCAGCTCTAAGACATTACGTCTATAATCAACCCTGCGCAGATAGTTAGTTACAATTCTTTCTGCGTCCTCTATCGTTGCAGGAAGGTGATCGTTATCATATGTTGCTGTTAAATGAATATCACCTATCCCAAAGTTACCATTTCCAAGCTGTACCAAATAACGCTTAGAATTTTTATCATTCAAATCTTTCTGTTTTGGTTCTGATACCTTCTGCCGCTTTCCCCTCTTACCCTTTACCGCTTTTTCTGCATTTTCTGTTCGGGGTAATATGTCTACTTCTCTATAGTTCCGGCAGTCTGTTTTTTTCTCCCTCTGAAATGCTTTTGACATTTACTGCCTTTCCGTGTACCTCTTGCTTGGTATTAACTGGCAGCACTCTCCCCCTGCCCCTATCCCTTACCCATTTATCTATGTACCCATAATTTGGTATGTTTCGTAGGAATGTTAATACCCCATACAAGCCCGGATTCGGGGCATTCCCCCGACCTTTTGACTTGACTTCCAAACGCCAACATGGTACACTTTAATTGGTTATTTAAGTATGTTGACGTATAGTTTTGCACCTATCATTATTCCAGTAATGACAGGTGCATTTTTCTTTTTACCTTGCAATATATCACTTTTAGTTTACATAACATTTCTTACAACTCTTTTCCGAAGACAATTTCTCTCATGGACTCCCCACCGGATACCTTGCGCAACTTTTGAGCCTTATGTTTTATTAGATTCACCGGATCAGTTTTATAAAACTGGCTCATTGGTATTCTAGGGTCCCCGGCCTTTCTGGTTGCGTAAATCTCACCCGAGCGAATTTTTACATATACCGTATTAGGTGCACATTGCATGATCTCCGCTAATTCCGCAGGAGTCACAAACCTTTCTTGATTAATTGCTTTCATTTGGGCCAGTTCATCTTTAATGGCCTCAATTTCTTTATGTAATGCCTGTAATTCTTCTGGCATTGCACTTCCCCCCTTCTTTTCCCTTGCTTCCATTATTTTCCTATCCTATAATGTACTTACAGGCCATGCCGGGCCGAGTACAAACGAAAGGATAATTTGTTATGGGTAAAACTGATAAAGAATTAGCTGTCGAATTAACTTGCGCCGCTCTAAATGCTATGGCTACAATGCATAGAGAACCTCAAAAACCGCTTAACGGTGAACAAGTAAATGCTTTGCTCAAAGATTGCTACAGTTTTGTAAAATCACTTTCAGAATGACCATACGGAATGTAGTTAGGTTTATTTGATTGGCCTAAAACAGTCGAAAACGTCTTATGTCGGAGTGCTCCATCTGCATCACGGAGCACTCTGTTCATTTCTAGATAGTTCAATCCGCTTTCTAGTAATAAGTTAATTACATTTTTTACGATATTTTCATTCTGAATTTCAATTCCAGATTCGTACAGATTAAACCAATCTCTTTTTGGGCCTTTAATTTCAATAGGCTCATTATTGCTATCAGGTTGAATTTTAGCAATAATGTCACCGCCTTCAATAGGTTTAAGGCCATATTCTTTTCTGGCTTGATTAACACTCATTTTACCTTCTGAAAGCTGTTCGTTTATCCGTCTAGCTTTCTTTCCTATATCTCCTGGCTTGATGCTTTTTTCACAAGGTATATTATTGAACTGCATAGCCAAGCGATCATATATAACAATCATGGCTTGTGTTAATGAAGGTAAATTGTCGTAATCACTTTTAGAAGCTTCTGCCAGTAATTCAAACTGTTTACGTAATATTTCTTTTTCCGTCATTTCCTCTAACTTCTTATTATCTCCCATATTTGGTACCTCCTTAGTTTTCAATGTGCCGCCTGCTGCCCTGGCTGTTACACAGCCTGCTTAACATTCCCTTCCAGCAGCCTTCTGGTAAAATTTGCACCACGAACAAAATTTAAAAATTCTTGCTGCCCTGCGACTGTCACATTTTCCAGAAATTCCTGCAATTCCTCCGTTTCCTGTAAATACGCCTGAGGAAGCATGATTTCAACTTTTTTAGTCTCAATCTTTGCCATATTGGTATTTCCTCCTTTCAGTTTTTAGCGGTAACCGCTTTTATATTTACATATTATAGCGCTTATTGTTATTTGTCAATAGTATTTTAATATTTTGTTGACTTTTTTAGCGGTGACTGTTATTATTGGGATATAGTTAGAAAGGAGGGTTATTTTTGGATACATCAAAACTTACTATAAATGGAAGAATTAATTATCTAAGAAAGAATTTACTACATTTGAACCAGACAGACTTTGCCAAGACAATTGGTATGAAACAAACTGGGGTTAGTTATATGGAGCAGGAAGGTGCGACAGTAACAGAGCAGGCTATTAAATCCATTTGTGCTATCCATTCCATATCAGAACAATGGCTTAGATATGGTAGTGAACCCATAAAAATAGAGCCTGAATTATTTAGTTTGGATAATTTCATAGAAGAAAGAGGCGGAACTAATTTAGAAAAGGAAATAATTAAGACTTATTTTGAATTAGACCCGGAAGTGAGGAAAGCTATATTCGATCATTTTAAGAATAAATTCTTTACTCCCCCTAAGCCTAAGAGCGGCTTTGAAGGAATCCCTTCATCAGATGAATTATTAGAAATGTATCCAGACCTTTTAAAAGAAGATGAAAAAGGAATTAGTTAGTAGGCGTGAAGGGTGCACCCAATCTTTTTATTTAATACTACATATTACTTATAATATAAAGTTGTGTCTCACCTATGAAGTTTGTGTTATAGCAAATTAAATTTATGTTTCTGTAAACAACTGCAAAAACGTCTTTTCTTTTGTACTTTATGTATTTTATCTTCATATCCCCCGCCACGCCTCTCTTTTCTACTTACTAAAGATTGGGTGCACGGTCAATTATAAGGGATAACGTATCGGCTATAATTGGTAATTTACGGTAATTTTACATAAATAAAAAAAGCCTCTGTGCTTGCAACACAAAGGCTAAAATACTATACGGGCATGAACCCGATATAATATACGGTCATAAATATTATATCATTTTTCCATGCACCTGTATAGGTGTATTTTTTATGCTCAAAAATAAGAAACTTCGGAGGAATGATACTATGAGTATCCAAAAACAAAGTTATAAATCTAAAAAAACAGGTCAAACCACAACAAAATATTTTGCTAATGTTTGGTACGCTGCTGAAAAGAGGTCCATAACAGGTCCTATGAGAGAAAAAGAAAAAGAAGCAAAAAAAGATGAGGTGGATATCATACGATCCATTGAATCAGGACAAGGCAAAGCAAGAAAAAAAGAACGCATGACTACCATGCAGGAAATTTTTGATATATGGCATGAAGCTACTGCACCGCCAACCTATGCTAATAGCACCTGGAGAGTCTATGAACGTTTCTATAATGATTATATTAAAGAAGTGTTTGGTGATATGGCTGTATCTAAGATCAAGGCTACTCATATGCAAAAATATGTAAATCTAATGAAACAGAGCCATAGTCCTGGAACTGTTAATAAATGCATCAATATTTTATCTAATCTCTTTGGATATGCTGTAAGCCCATTGAAATGTATAACCTCTACAGAAAACCCAATGGAAGGTATAACAAGGTGTACTGTCCCGGTGCGAAAAAAGGTCACATGGTCCGATGATGAAATAGCATTATTTTTAAGACTGCCGGAAGTAGTAGAATCACATTATTATCCTATGCTCTGCCTGTCTGCATTGCTCGGCCCACGCCCAGGTGAAGTATGTGGCCTTACTGAGAAATGTTTGAGTGATAAGCCAACATACCTAATAGATTTTGATAGAGGTTATGACAACTGGGAGTGTGAAACAAACCTTAAAACAAATCAATCTCATAGGCAACCACCAATTCCAAAATATTTATATGATCTATTACATAAACGCCTTTTATGGAAAAAAAGAGTAAGATTGCAGGATAAATCATGGGGAGATAATGACTACCTTTTTGTAAGTCAGAACGGTTTACCGATTAAGCCACATCAATATGCTACCGGATTTAAGCGGTTGTTATCAGCATACAACAATAGCTGTGAGTCTGATAAAGATAAACTACCCTATATTACCCTGTATGGATTTCGCACAAGCTTTGCAACCAATAATATGCGCCGCTTTCCTAATGCTGCTTTGATATCATCTATAATGGGTAACAGTCCTAAGACTCTGATTCAGTTCTATACTCAATCAGATACGGAAATGCAAAAAGAATTGATTAACAATTATGTGAACCTCGAAAGGACTATATCATGA